TTTAAGTAATTTATTTATAAATTTATTTATTTATTAAATATATATAAATGTCTAATTTAAATAAAGAAGATCAACTATTAACATTTATAGAAAAAAAAAAAATAGTAGATAATACAATTGATATAAAAAGATTATTTTTTATTTATACTAAAGCAATTAGAAATTCAATAATAAAAACTTTTGAAAAAATAAAAAAATATGATATGACAATACATTGTTGTGAAATGGTTAATTCTATATTTTGGATTATAGTTCGATATACTAATAATTTAAAATTAACAATGTTTTTATGTGAAAGGGCAATAATCCTTTTTATAGAATATATTTCTCTTTCTAATAATTTAAGTTCCCAACAAGAATTAAATATACTTGATGTAAAATTATTTATTTATAAAAAAACTTTAGGACCAATTAAATTAGCTTCTAATCATACTTTAAACTATGAAGTTTTAAGTATTAAAAATATTTCTAAATTTATAAAAGATATTATGTATAAAGTATTTTATTTAAATTATGAAAATAGTAATACTGAAGAGTTAGAAAATGAATTAGAAAATGAATTAGAAAAAGTATGTAGCTTATTAAGTAATATTATGTGTAAGATAAATATATTAGAACAGATTGATAATTTAGAAAATTTTTTTTATTTAGATGAATTTACTACAATAAATAATATTTATTCTAGAATAAATTTATTAAAATATAAATTAGAAATATATTATTATATTATAAGTAATTCAAAATTTTCTCTATATAATCATTTAAATATATTTAATAAAACTATATCAAAAATACCAATCTTAGATAATAAACTTATTGATACAGATATAAAATTTATAGAAAATAAAAATTTTATAAATATAATTAACTCTATTTAAATTAATATATATAGATGTTAAATATTAAAAATTTACAAGATATAGATAAAAGATTATATTTATTTATTTTTGTTTGTATAAATTTAAGGTTTTTTTTAGTTATATTAGCTAAAAAAACAAAAAAAATAAATCTTAGATTAATGGGATATATTAGTATTTTACCAGCTATAGGATTTTTATTTATTTATTTTACAAATTCTAGAAAAACAGGTTTTGAAACATTTGGTAAACCAATATGGTGGAATAATTTAAGACCAATTCATGGATCATTATATATAATATTTTCATATTTAGCTATAAATAAAAATAGTTATTCATATTTAATATTATTATTAGATGTATTAATAGGTCTTTTAGCTTATATATTTTTTTATATCAATAAAATAAAGTTTCAATAGCTTTAAAGTTTTTTTCTTTTAAAATTTTTTTGAATTTTTCTATTTCAGAACTGTTTTTATTTATAAAGACTAAATCTATATTATATAATCCTAAATTATTAGATATTTTTTGTATACTTTTATTAATATGAAAAGGAACATATCCCTTTTTAGACATTATGTTTAAATCTTCTACAATATTTTCTAATCTCATCTTTACTGTAAAAATTTCTCCATGTAAATTACTATATTTAATTTTGTCAATCGGATATACTTTACCATATAAAAATATATTTTTAATTTCTTCAAAATCGTCTATAAATAATTTATTATAATTTTTCACTAATTCTTCTGGTGTAGAATAATTACTAATCATAGTATACGGAACATCCTTTTTCCAAAATAATGATATATCCATTAAATCTACATTATTTATTCCTAATTTACACAAATTTTCATTTTTATCAATAAAATTTAATTTAGGAAAACCTAATAATTCATTATTAAATAGTGTATATATCCATTTATGATGTATATATCCTATAAAATTATTATCTTTAATAATACTTAATTCTACAAATTTACTTGGAAATGCTATAAATCCTTCTTTAGATATATTTTTTAAATTATTTAATAAAACTTGTGGTAATGATATATCTTCTATTATATGAGAAGTTATACAAAAATCAAATTTGCCATTTATTTTAACAAAATTTAGCAATTCTTCCCACTCTGATTCAAAATTTACATCAATATAAAAATATTTTATTTTTGAATCATTTGATATGTTTTTTGATACATTAATATCAGCAATATAATCTATTATAGAATATGACCAAGATGTATAGTCGGCACTTCCTCCTATATCAATAACTTTATAATTTGGATTATTTTTTTTTTTTTCTTTTATATAATTTATTACATGATTTCTTTCCATATCACTTATTAAAACATTATGAATTATTGGTTTATTAATAAAATTTTGATAAAAACTACTGTCTTTATTTATAAATAATATATCACTTTGACTAGAATAATTTTCAATTGTATGATTTAATAAGATATCAAAAATTATAAAATTTATACTTTCCATATATTTTATACATTCTTCAAAATTAGGAGCATCCTTATTATACTCTCCAAAAACAGGAACTTCTAATATTATAAAATCAGTTTTTTTTAAAATTAATGAAGATCCTTTAAGTATTGTTAGTTCTGCACCTTGACAATCAATTTTTAAAAAAATATTCTTTTCATTTTTAAGAATATTATCAGTGTTTATTATATTATTCAATGTATTAGTTTTTTTTTTTTCTGGAGTAATATTATCAAAATATGATGTATTTTCTTTAAATATAGAATTTCCAGTTCCCCATATATCTTCTTTATAAAAATCTATTTCACAAATTTTATCATATAAAATTGTATAATTATAAATTTTTATTTTATCATTATTTCTTATATTATTGTCTATATCAAAATTTTCAGCATCAAATAAGTAATATTTAGCATTTGGATAAATTTTTAACATTGATTTTGTCCATGCCCCCTTATGACATCCTATATCTAATATAGCAGAAGGTTCATATAAATTCTCTTTAATTAAATTAATTTTATGAAAATTCATATTATATATATAACATAAATTTTTCAATTTATATTTATAGAATAAAAATATTTATAATTTTTTTGCTATATATAACATTATAATATTTTCTGAAAGACTTACATAAGATAATGGTATATGAAAAAAAGAGCCTAAACAACCACATCTTAATTTTTGACCATTATATAAAGATATACTAACACTTATTATGCTTATTATCATAAATATATTACTTAAATCTAATATATTTTTGGTGTAATTATTTTTTTTTAACAATAATATTCCTAACATTATTTCTATAAATGGGTACAGATAAGAGTATATTTTAATTCTTTTACTTATTATATCATATTTACTAAATATTTTTGTAAATTTTTTTAAATCATATAATTTTAATATTCCAAAAGTCAAATAAATTGCTCCCATGTATCTTCTTAAAAAATCTTTATTCTTAGAAATATTTTTAAGAGGTAAATTGCTAAAAAATTTTACTATAAAAAATAAAAAACTAAATAAAAATATTATTAATATTATAGATTTATAAAAATTTAACATATTATATATAATATGAACAAATTAAGTGAAGATAAAGGTATTAAAACTGCAAAAATATATAGACATCCTTTAGATAATACTTTTTATTCTATAATTAAAATAATCTCTCCTAAACTATATAAAATTACATCAAGTTTATTAATTCCTAATATTATAACATTATTTTCTTTAATTATAAGTCTAATAAGTTTATACTTATTTTATAAAAATAAGTATTTACTATTAAGTTCATTATTATTAATTTTTGGATATTTTTTTGATTGTTGGGATGGTTATTATGCTAGAAAATATAATATGGTTTCAAAATTTGGAGATTATTTTGACCATATATCTGATTTATTAAAATTTATTTTAATAATATTAATTTTATATAAAAAAAAAAAAAACAATATATATTTTTTTAAATATATTATATTTATAACTATTATTTTAATAACAACTATAATTCAATTAGGCTGTGAAGAAAAATTATATAATTACTCCAGTGAATCTTATACACTACAATTTACAAAATTATTCTGTAATGATATTAGTATTATAAAACATACTAAATATTTAGGAACAGCATCATTATTTATTTTATTAGCTGTTATAATAAACATTTATTAACAAATAATTAATTAAAAATATTTTCAATAGTAATATTTAATAGCATAAACATTTATAAATTGGTTATAAATTATAAATGTTTATAATTTATAAATTGGTTATAAATTAAAAATGTTTCATTAAAATTCCTATATTTTAATAAACAATTACATTCTGTTTTAATTTTTTTTTTTTATTATAGATAATAATTAATAAATTTTTTAATTGTTTAGTGCACCAAAATATTCCTAATAAATAAATTATAAAAATATTGTATTTAAGAAATTTATTTTGAATTAAAGGATAATAAGTGAAATTCAACTGCGTTAAAATATATATTCTAAAATAAGAAAAATATAGTAATTGTATTATTCTAAAAATAATTATATTTTTTTCAGAGCTCATAGTTTTTATCAGATGATAAACAATATAATTGAAAAAATTTGAAAGCTCCCCATAAAAAAATATTTGATTGATCTCATAAGAATTTACATTATCTATTTCATTTAGAGCAAATAAACAGACAACATGGTGATAAATATATATAAATTCTTTTGTATTTCTATTTTTGATATTATTATATAAAATATATAAGGTATCCCAAATAAAATATGTCCAAGATATATAATGTAGTAAATAATTAATTGAGTAATATATATTTAAATAACTTATTATAGAAACAGAAACACTATGTGCAAAACTTATATAATTTCTATTAATATTAGTATCTATTTTTAATTTTAAACTATTAAAAAAAAATAAAATTATCCAAATGTTAAAATAGTATAAATTCATTGTGTTATTTATAATATAAAATCTTTAAATAGCTATTCTTCAAAAGTAATCCCAAACATATTTTTAAAAATCCATATACCTAAAATTTTTATATTTATATTAACTTGTTCATTATATTTACAATTTTTATACTTTTCTATGCTATATGTTTTTATATCTATATACATATCATTATTATTATGTTTTATATTTGTAAAAAATAAATTTTTAATTTTTTCTATATCATATACTTGATTAAATATATAGTTAGATTTAAGATATATATGATTAATAATTATATTATTAATATTAATTATAAAATTATATAATTCGTTTTCATTAATTAAAAATGTAATTATATAATGATCATTATTCTCTATATATTTAATAAAATTTAAATTAGTATTAAATATTAAACTGCAATTATTATATAAAATATTTAAATATCTTATATTATTATAATGTTTAATATCAGTAAATTTAATATAATCAAAATTAATATCATTAAAATTCATTTCTAATTACTTAATATATTTATCTATGAAAATAAATATAAATCTGGAAATATTTGATAATTTTAAAAAAAAATATTTAAAATAAAATTAACTAGTTTATATATAATTAGATGGAATATAAATCTCTGGGAGATTATTTTTATTATACTGAACCTATAGGTCAAGGTTCATTTTCCTTAATTTATAGAGGTTATCGATTAAAAGATAAAAAACTAATTGCAATTAAAAAATTTACAAAATTTATAGAAAAAAAATATATAGATTCCGAAATAAATTTAATGAAAAATTTAAATAATAGTAACATATTAAAATTATACGAAGTAATAAAAACAAAAACAAATTTATATTTAGTTTTAGAATATTGCGAACAAGGAGATTTAACAAAATATATTAATAGTAAAAATAATAATTATGATTCTATTTATATTTATCAATTAATTTTAGCTCTGAAATATTTATACCATAAAAATATATTACATCGTGATATAAAACCACAAAATATATTAATACACAATAATGTAATAAAAATATGTGATTTTGGATTTGCTACTGATTTAAAAAATAATGATTTATTAAATACATTTTGCGGTAGCCCATTATATATGGCACCAGAAATATTAAAACTAGGAGAATATACAGATAAATCTGATATATGGTCGTTAGGAATAATTATATATGAAATATTATTTAAAGAGCATCCTTATCCATGTAAAAATCAACAAGAATTAATAAATACTATTAAAAATACAAGTAATTTAATTATAAATGTAGAATGGATAGATGAAGATTTAAAATATATTTTAGAAAAAATGTTAGATAAAAATCCTTATACAAGAATTAATTGGAAAAATATTTTTAATTCTAAATGGATACTTAAATTTGATAAAAAAAAATTAGAATATATTATAAATAATGATTATATATCAGAAGAAAACGAATTTATTTCGAAAGAGGATACAAATAATGATTATATATTAGAAGAAAATGAATTTATTTCGAAAGAACATACAAATAATGATGAAATTGATAATATGATTTTTAGATTTGACGAAGATATAAATACAGCTGAATTATATACAAATAATTCATTTGAAGAAAATTATACTAAACATCAAAATATTTATAATTCACTTAATTTAGAAAAAAATATTAATCATATAGATTTACAAACAAAATCTCTTAAATTAGATAAAAATATAAAATTTAATGAATATGACGGAACAAAAGTTTATTCTCGGTCAGCCCCTAATAATAATTGTTCAAGTATTATATATGAAAATTATATTTGTAATCAATTAAATTCAAAAAATGAAAATGATATTGGTTATAAAATTATAGGTTTATCACCAAATATTAATAGTTCGGGTAATTGGTTTTATTCATTAAATAGATCGGTTAATACTATAAAAAATTTTTTTAATTTCACTTAAAAATATATATTATTATACATTTTTATAATGAAATTTAATTTAATTAAAAATAATCAAACATTTATAAAATTTAATAAAATTTCTATATATTCAAAATTAAAAGATTTACATACTAATCCTATATCTATTTTACAAAAATTTAAAGAAGATTATAATAATATATATATTACATTAAATAATAAAAAATTAAATACTTCTTGTATATTTTTAGAAAATATTAATGCAAGATATAATGATTATCTTGAAAAAATATTATTATTATCTACTAAAACAATATTTACTATATTATTAGGTTTAATTAAAGAACAAATTAATGATAATTTACATATAGTGCCTGTTATAAATAATAATAATCAATTTAAAATACATATAGTTTTGAATAATATTATTAAACAAATATATATTACAAATAAATTTTTATTAATTGAGCTTGACCAATTTTCAAATATAATAAACAAACGAGAAATCAAAATTGAAATTACTATTGACTTATCTAATTCTGAAGATATTGTTATAAAAATTGATAAAACTCCAAATTAGATAATTAAATTTTCATAATCACTTTCTAATAATATTGTATTTACATTAGTATTAAATTTTAACCAATTATTTTGAGTAAATCTATAATATTCTATATTGATATTACTTTTATATAAAAGGTTTGATGTTAAAATTTCATTATCTTCTATTTTAGTAATAATATCTCCTAATAATAATTTATCTGTATTATATTTTATAAAATCTATACTTAATTTTATAATTAAATTTCCTTTTCCTATCCTATTTTTATAATCTAGAAAATGATTCACAGAATATTTATTTAAACATGAATGTGATTTTAATATTAATTCTAAATCACTACTATTTAAATATTCTATACTTAATATATCTATATTTAAATGAATACTTTTAAATATATGTGTGTTATAATTATTATTAATTTCTAATACATCAGAATATTTTAAAGGTTCTTCTATAAAAAATAAATATCCATTTTCTAAATTATCATATATATTATTATACTCTGATTTTATTAATGATAATTCATCTTTATAAAATGCATTAAAATATAAATAATTATTATTAAGAAAATCACCGGGAATATTAGAATTTTTAATTTCATTTATAGTTAGCACTCTTGTAAATCCTATAAATTTATTATTAAAATCTATTACTTTATATAAGATATTAATTTTAATATCAGATATTAAATCCTTTCTAACTATAAAACTGTATTTATCATTTACTAAATAATATATAATTCTATTATCATTTGATGAATCAAAATTTTCTATAATAAATGTATCTTGTGTATTAATTCCATATGACTTAAATAAAATTCCTTTTAATAGATTATTTGTGACATAATTATTATATTCCAGATAAATTTGTCTTAATATTTCTAAATCATATGTATTTTTTGATTTATATTTTATAAATGAATATGCATTACAGTTATCATTTATTACAAGTGATCCTGATAAATTAATTTTGTTAGTATAAATTGTATTACCATATATATTTTCATTATAAGCTATAATTTTTTTTCCTTGATATATAGGTGTAAATATATTATAATTATCACTTGTTATCTGCACAATATTTATACCTTTTTTATATTCTAAATTATCTACATTAATACCATATGAATATTTTAAAATTGTATCATCATATTCATTTTCATCACTTATATTAAATGGTTTTGTTATTTCTAAAATATAATATGGAACATATAATAAAACTATTTTAAGTTGTTTATCAATTGCTAAAATTTTACTTTCAAAATCAATATAATTTATATCTATATTGTTTAAGTCAGTAAATGTTTCCATATGTATAAATATTTTTTCTGGTAATTTTGTATAGTCTAAATCATTTTTTCCTACATTACTTAAATCTAAATTTACATCATTATTTTTATTTCCTTCTGTAAAAATACTTATACCATTAAAACTATCTAGTAAATAATTTATATTTTCCATTAATACTATACTTTTAGCTCCTTCTGTTTTATTATTTTTATAATATCTAAATGAATCAACTTCTAAAATAGATTCTATATTGATGTCATCATTTTCAATTAATACTTTATAAACTAATAAACCTTTAGTATTATTTAATATATATAATTTATCATCTATATATTTTACATCTGTTATACTTGAAAAATCATCTAATTTTATAGTTTTTTTCCAATTTAATGATATTTCATTGCTATTTTCATTTTTACTTTCACAACTTGATTCCGAATTTATATCTGAATTATTAGAAATTATTTCTAGAAAAACTAAATTACTATCTACTTCATTTATACTTAAAAATAAATTATCTTTTATATGAATTATATTTAATAAATTGTATAAATCCCTATCGTTTTTACTATTACCTAAAAAATTAATATCCCATAATACTGAATTATTTATTAAATAATGTTTAGTATTTGTTGTTATCAAAATAAAACTATTATTATCTGTATTTAATGATAAACTATTAAGAAATTTATGAGATAACTCTAAAAATGATATATTTTTTACTTTCGAATCTAGCAAACAATATGAATTAATAAATTTAGGTTGATAAGGTGTCTCTATTGAATATATATATATATTTGCATTATTATTAACATTATAAATATATAATAATTTTTTTTTTTCATCTATTTTTAATCCTGTTCCATTCAAATATGCATTTAATCCATTTTCATCTATACCTGTTAATCTAATTATATCTTTGCCTATAAATTCATTTGTTATGTCATATAAAGGTATCATAGTCATTTCTTTTATTGAAATTGTATATAAAAATTCATTGAAAATTACTGTTTTTCTATATAAATCAGTATAAGAAAATCTATGAGTAAATATTTTTTCTAAATTATTTTCAATAATACTAAATATATTAATAGAATTGAAAGATGATACTATTATAAATTTTTGTTGTGTTCTTAAACAACTATAATTTAATATTTCTAATAAACTTTCTCCTATATAATTTCTATCTATTTTTAAATCATTTAATGATAAATGTTCTAATAAATTTATATTTTTATAATTTATATCTTTTTTTACAATAGATCTCAATAATATATCATTTAAATTAGCTATACATAGTAAAGCATTATTCATTTTAATTATAGAACCATTTTTTGATATACCTTCTATATTAATTGTTGTATCATTATCTAAATTATAATATAATTTTATTGTGCAATGTGTCATTTTGGTAAAATATTTTAATTTATCAATATTTGAATAATTTCGTTTAAAAGTATAAGGCATATTTATATATAATATAATTATTTTTTTTTTTATTTTACCTTATAGTTGAAAATTAAAAATTTTATTTGTTTATTAAGAAATAATTATATTATAACTTTTATTAATTTCATATTAAAATTAACATAATATACTTTAGTAAGCGACAATTATCGATTTAATTTGATAAATAATATTATATTTAATTATATATTTGCATCATATAAACGTGTGAAATAATTAGAATTTAAATTAGGAGGAAAAATCATCATATGTTCAATCGCATCATATATATCATTAATTTCTATTATTTTAAAATTATCATCTTCTGGTGGCAACTTTCTATTTCTGATTTTATATAAATCATCCTTATTTAAAGCTGGACATAATACTATTTTTATACCTGATGCTTTCGCACCATCAACTTTTGCTTCTAAACCACCAATTTCTGTGACATTTCCATTTAAATCAATTTCTCCAGTAATTCCATACTCATTTTTTATTTTAAAATCTGTTAATAATGATAAAATAGCTAAAGTTATTGCAGTTCCGGCAGAAGGTCCATCTTTTGGTGTAGCACCAGCAGGACAATGAATATGTATTCCAAATTTTTTAGACTTTTCATGAAACAATTTTTTCTTTAATTCTAAAGGTATTAAATTCCATGATAATGTTTTAGCAACTTGCATACTCTCTTTCATTACATCTCCTTGTTGTCCCGTTAACATAAGATCAAATAAATTATTAGAATAATTTTTAAAAGTTTCTATAATTGTTATCCCACCTATTCCTGAATTTGTTGCATATAATCCATTTACTAATCCTATTAAAGGTTTATTATTTATTTTTTTTATATAAAATTTATTAGAATTTATAAATAGTTTATCTATAAATTCTTTTGTAATAATGTATGGAAATGTAATATTATTTT